ATAAACGTGATACAAAAGAATATGAAGAATGGTTTTTAAAGTATACTCCTGTATCCGCGTCTAAACAAAAAACCCGAAAATCTAAACCCAAATCAAAAACAAAGACAAAATCTAACCAATGGTACTAAGATATCCCGCTATAGTATGCGTTGTCCCAATGGTACCCAAAAAAAAAAGATGGAGATTATGTTCCACGTTGCACACTTTTGTAACACTTCAAACGAGTGTATATGACCGTTAGAACATGTCGTTTCATGTATCCAACGATTCATGAATCGTACCAACACAAACGCCGTGAAATGTACCTCAAAACAATATGTAGTGAATCTGGTGTTTGTATCGCCTTTGAAATTGAAGCGGTTAAAATCAAAGAATATTTAGAAATTTTTATTTGAGTTTGTAGACAAAATCAAATAAAAATAACAAAAACGAAAAAAGTAAATCAAAAGTGTATAAAATCTATTGAATTTTATAATGTTATTAATATCCTTTTCAATAGATAATTTTATAATCTAAAATTATCAACCGATATGTCTCATTTTATGTTAAATCCCAATTTTCTAAATATTGTTCTTCTTCTTTATTCATTATTTCGGCATATTTTGTTAACTCATTAATTATTTTATCTTTTATATCTTCTGGAAAATAAATAAAACTTTTAGAATAAATTTTATGAAATAAAGAAGTTTCTATGTGTATAATATCTTTTATTGATTCTTTTAAATAAGGTGGTATATTTTGATTATTTTTAATTGTTTCAATAAATTCGTGCGCACAAAACAATGGTCTTTTCGTTAAAAAATTAACCATATTTTTTTCATTAAAACTATCAAAATTACATTTAAATCCGTGGATTTTTAACTCTAACATTTTTCTGAGACATTTTGTACATTTAAAACAGGGCCTTCCTTTATTACCCTCACAAAATAAAACTTTATCTGATAATTTATGTTTGTATACTATTTTTGAAGTAATAAGTTCTGAACATCCGGCGGTTGGAGAAAACATATTAAGGCCAATATGATTATAAAATCTAACCCATCTGTTACGACGGATGGGATTAAATTGTGGGAAATATTTTACACCACTTGATAAGCAAGCTGCACCTAATATTTCACCACAACATATATTTTTTATATTTAAATCTGCTGATAATATTAATGGTATTAAAAATATGTTGGTAAATGTAGTAAATCCACTGGGTTTACATAATTCTTTACAATTTGAATCAATTATATAATAGTCATTTTTTAGATTTTCCTTTACAAATGTTTTCATAACATTTTTTATATTAGAATCATCGCTTAAATTTGTACTATGAACTAACGAAAACTCTGGAAACATACATGCAATTGAAGTAGAATCTATACCACCGCCAAAGGCTATTACTGTATTTTTTCCATTACTAAATGGTTCTAAATCTTCATCTATATTTGTTATAGTAATAGGTTTTACTGCTTTATATATACCATTTATTTTATCATGTTGTGGTAAAATATCCATTTGTAAACCTTCTACAAATGTTTTTGATACTGGAAAAGGCATTGTTGCAGAATATTTAATAAATGGATAAAATGCTGTAATACATATTGCTCCAATTATATCTGGATGTAAAGGTAATTTAGATACATAATCAATTATAAGAGTGTCATTTACTAATTTTATGGGTGTGTAAGGTCCTTGAGCCCTTAGTCCATGTTTTTCCTCGTCAGATTCGCTAATTGCTATAAATTGTGTTTGTGTTTCAGTTATTTTTAATTGGAATTTCATATATATATATATATATATTATAAATTTCATAAGTTACCGTATTGGAGAACAACCCATTTTTTCAATAGGAACTTCAAACACCGCTTCAAAATATCCTCTCTTAATCTCGCCAGTAGCATATTGTGTATCCCTTTCAGGAATATTAATTGCTTTACCCATTTTACAAGCATCGTCAACATCATAGGATGGATGATTTCTAGCATAGATATATCCGTTAGGTTGGTTCATTTTGATAAAGTTCATATAAGTTATGTAATAATATATTTATAACAAGTAAATCATTTTTTTATTATATTCAGGAAATAAATAACAAACTTTAAAGAAATCGGAGTTTTAAATGTGTAAAAGGTGTTTGAAAGAATACTATTAAACATACATGACCCGATACACTTTATCACTTTATATCCAACAAGGTATCATGACATAGATATTACCGACAAACACGACAACCAAATTACAATCATCCGTATGTTAATAGGAATAACTCGTCATAGAAAACATTAACTTTAATGAAAAAAAATACATTCACATACGATTCTAGACAACAAGATGAGATATTATTTATATTATAATTAATATAAATAGGCATTTTTTAACAAGGCATTTTTTAACAAGGCATTTTTAAATTAATATTATAAAAAAATGATTTAAAAAAATGCCTTATATATATATGATACAAATGACATATTTACAAGATAAAATAAATACGTTTTTCAAAAAAAGAAATGAAATATTTAAAAAACCACTTGAAAAAATTATAAATATTATGTTAAATAAGTGTAAATACATAAACGGAGAAAGTTTAGAGAGACATAATTGGGGAAATAATCCAATAAAATTAAAAAATATCCCAAAAAACATTAATTTACCTTCCTTTGAAGAAGATTTATTAAATGCACTTAATTTAGAAGATAATGAAAAATCAATCGTAGAATTATTATGGGGAGATATACAACTTGGAAAAAGAGTTCAAGCGTGCATAATTATGTGGATTTCAGTTCATATACTAAAAAGACCAGTTTTATACATTTTTAGAAATTTGTCAATAGACCAAAAACAATTACAAGATGATATTATTGGAACAGAAAATTACAATTTTAATATTCAATTTATAAAAACATTATTTCAAGAATTTAATAATGAACTCCAAGAATATTTTGAGGAAACAAATATTGAATATTGGAAAGATTATAAACTTCCAGAACTAAAAGATATAAATAGTAATGATATTATTAGTAAATTAAGTAATAAAGAAGCAATCAATTCAAATGACATATTTTGTTGTTTAATGAACCATACTCAGTTAGCAAAATTAAATACAAAATTTAGTGAATATATTTATTACAATGACGAACTTGTGAATATAACCGCATTAGTGGATGAAAGTGATTTAATGAGTCCTACATCTTCAAACGATAGAACTAATGATAATGATAAAAAAGATTCCACTGCCTGTGAAATATTACTTGCCAAAATATATAAAAAAGTAAAATACGCATTACATATTACAGGAACAGCCCATTCTTTGTTATATAATGTAACCACAAGATTAAGCGACCATACTGATATACAAATTAAAATATCAAAGGTTCATAAAATGAAAAGGTCAAATGATTATTTTGGATTATTTAATAGTTCTATAAATTTTAACACAACACTTGTTGAATCTTGGTGGGATTATCAAGATACAGAAAATCATAAAAAAAAAACTCGTTATGATATTAGTGAAGATTATAATATTAATATAAAAAAAATAATAGAACATTTAGTTAAAAGACCAACCATTAAATATAATTCGTTATTGATTAGTGAAGAAAAAATAAGAGCTAATCAGTTTTGTTTAGTAGATAAAATACTCAAAGATTTCCCTGATTTGTTTATCATAATATATCATGGAAATTGTTTAAGATTATATTTATCAAAAATTTATGAAAAAGAAATAAAATATTGGTCTAAATGGGACTCAAAACAATCATCAACAAGTCAAAGATTATGGCAATCAGGAGGAATATACGGTTCATCTATAGATACTGAAAAATCTGAAAAACTACCTAATAATTATTGCTATTTCAATATAAATACACAAATATTAAATATAAAATTTGTTTATAAATTATTAAGAATTTTATTTGAAAAAAGTGATACACCAATTTTATATAAAACAATTGTAACAATAACAGGTAAATATGGAGAAAGGGGGTATTCGTTTACAAGCGACGATTACGATCATTATTCATTACATTTAACCGACCAATATTTTGTGTCTCACGCATCCTTAAATTGTACAGACATTTCACAGCGATTAAGATTACAAGGAAAATATAACGACTTAGAACTTAAAAATGGGAGTATGAAACTTACTTTATGGACGACGAATGAATTACAAGATATAATAGAAAACTTTTATGTAAAATTTATAAAAGAAATAGAAAAATTTATAATGGGGTGTGAACATTGGGAAGAAATCAAAGATTTGTTAGAAAGTATAATTGATAATGGCGATTTTAAGTTTGGAAAATATATGAAATATATTGACGTCTCAAAGAAAAGGAAAAATTTAAAACCAATAAAACATTATGACAAGAAATCAAATGGATATAAATTAATTATCATTGATGAGATGAATGATAATGAAATAAGTGAATGGTGTAAAGAAACAAACTTACCAGAGTATATTTGTATTAATGAAATAAAAGAAATGAATAAAGATGATTTTATTGATAAATATGGAAATTATAAAATTAAACAAGAATTTTGTAAATTAGATAATTTCACATTTGAAGAAATAAATAAAATTATTGATGATGTTTCAAAAAAAAATAATATAAAATTAAGTCATACAACAAGTAAATGGTTTGAAGTAAGACAACAACAATTTAATAAATTAGGATATTATGCTGAGAGTTGTAGAAGCACGCTACAAAAAATAAAAAAAGAAGATTTAGAAAATTCAAATGATATTACAAGATTTGGAGAATTGAGTGATAAAAATATGCGTAGAAAAGGTCAAGACGGAATAAGACGAATTCACACATGTTATGATGAACATGATAATTTATACATATGTATATCATTAATTAGTGATGATAAACAAATTCCAAAACAAACAAATAACTACATTAAAAAAACTCCATATATAGTAATTGGTGATAAAGTTAAATTTTCAATTATTAAAGAAGAATACAAACAACTAAATAATACTCACGGATATACAAATGAAGACGGAGATGTCTTTATTGAAGACGGAGATGTCTTTATTGAAGACGATGATAAATTTCCAGAAAAATATTATTGGAAAACTCCTGATGATTGGTTATATTTATATGATAAAGATAAACCTGAAATTATTTCGTTAAATATAGTATCTCCTCTACCTGTTAAAAATATTATACAACCAAATATTTCAACAGAACCATTAATTAATAGTGATATATTACTATTCGCAAATTCCTGTTGTAAAAAAACGGATAAAACAAACTTAAGATTTGGATTGAAAGATATATTCAAAATATATGAAACCTGGTGCAAAATAAATGGTAAAAAATGTTTGAAAACACAGAAAAAATTTAAAGAGGAGTTTGAAAAAATAAATTACAAAGAAGAAAAAAGCAAAGGAGTTGATATAAATAGTAATCCTGGTAAACGAGGTTATAATATTATGGTTTCATTATAATTTGACTTAAAAATAATTTACAAATATTAATAATATGAAAGATTATATTATTAATTGTTTTATTTTACAAGATAATAACACACTACTAGATATATATAATTATATAAATTTTCGGTATGATAATTCAGTTGAAATAAATGATATAAAAACAGAATTGACTAAATTTATTAAAAATAACATAATTTTTTTTAATAACAAAAATTATGAATTATCAATTGAAGGTAACGTAATATTAAATGATAATAAATATTACTATTCAAAAATTATTACTATATTTTATAAAAAATATAGTAAAAATAATATAAAATATGAATTACGAGAGATTAGACAAGAACAAAAACAATTGAGAAATTATTTAATTTCTAATAAAACGCAAATGTGTATAATTTGTGAAAAAAAACTACCATTATGTTTATTAGAAACAGCCCATCTAAAACCAAGATGTTTATTAAATAATAATGAAAAAAATGATAAAAATATTGTAGAATTTATGTGTAGATATTGTCATAATTTATACGATAATGGATTTTTAGCTGTTTATAAAGGATTATTACAAGTTTCAACATTTATAAATCAGTATGATTTACATTATAACAAAAATAAACAAATATCTCATTACAATTTACAAAATAAAAAATATTTTATTTTTCATTATAACTATATCTATAAAATGGGCGTTTAAAATGAAAAAAGGTGTAATGGAGAACCATATGATTTATCTAAGTATGATTGTATTGTAAAACCAAAATACCATAAAATTATTGATATTATTAAAAAATATTGCTCCTCGGGTTATTTTAAATATAGAACAAACTATGTATATTTAACTAATATAAAATCTTAATTACATGTTTATCTATGACTAATAACACTATAGACCTACATAGAGTTTTCGTTTAAATACACTGAAGTTCCTAAAAAAGATAATAAAAAATACAAAGGAAACTTAATAATAATTTGTCTTAATTCATTTTCGCTTATATTTGAGGTAAGTTT